TTCGAGGTAGCGGTCCAGCAGCTGTTCGACGGTGGCGTTCGTGCGCGGGTTGCGGCGCTCGTCGACCTGGTTGAGCAGCCGGGTCCGCACCCGCTCGGCCTCGGCCTCGGTATCGCGCCCCGCCGCGACCACCTCGGTGAGGTAGTGCCGCCGTTGGGTCACCGGGTCGAAACCGGCGTAGACCTTCACCCGCAGCGCGCCGCTGGGAAGCCGTTCGACGCTGCCGCGGGTCCGTCTCCGTCCCCTCGTCGCTGCTGCCACGACTCCATTTTACGAGCACTCGCACCACGTTTGATCCCACAAACCTCGAACGAGGCAAACGTGGTCGAGTGAATTCCCAGGTCAGACTAGGCGCCCCCGGCAGGATTCGAACCTGCGACCTAGAGATTAGAAGGACATCTCGGTCAGTTAGCGCGGATTGGTGGGAGTTAGTTTTGTGCAGGTCACAAGGGGTTTGTGAGGTGAGGCAGTTTAGTCTCGTTTAGCCCCGTTTAGCCGGAAGTGTCCCACGTTTGCCCCACGCGACGGCCACAGTGGACAGTGCCCTACGGCACGAAAAAGCGCCCCCGGACGTGCCGGGGGCGCTCCTGTTTCGGCGGCTTACTCGAACCGCTCGTTCTTCACCGCGTCGATGAACGCGGCCCACTGCTGCCCGGTGGTGGTGAAGTACCCGGCCGAGCGGTCCTTGGTGTCACGGACGGCGGCGCCGTTCGGGGTGCGACCGACCTCGACGCAGTTGCTAACTCGGCCGGAGCGGCTCGATTTCCGCCATCCTTCAGGGTGGTGTACCGTCATCTGTGGCCTCCATTTCCTCTGCTTGGTTGGCGATGAACTTTCTCGACTCGTCTTCGCTCATCGCCAACTCTTGCAGGGTAGTAACTGCCTCTGCGTAGTCCTGCGCAGTGGTCGGGTTGTGCAGGAACGTGGCCGACTGGTAGTGCTCGAAGTGCACGATCGGTGAGGCTTTCGGGAACTGGAAGTGCACGAACGCTCCCATGTGCGCCGGGTGCGCCACGGTAGAGCCCGCACGCAGCACCTGTACGGAAACGTTCGGGCGCTCGCTCATGTCGAGGATGTGTCGAAGCTGTTCGGCCATGACTGTGTGACCGCCGATCGGCTCCGACAACGCTCGTTCGCTGATGATCGCGGCGAACGGGGTGCCCTTGTCCGTCAGGACTTCTCGGCGTCCGACCCGCATCAGCACGCGGGTCTCGCGCTCCTGGTCGGACATCTCCACCATGAGCGCCCGTGCGTACGCCGACGTTTGTAGCAGCCCTGGGACAAGGTCCGTAGCCACCTCGGAGATTGCGGTGGCCGTCCGCTCGAACTCGATCAGCGTGGTCAGTTCGTGGCGCGACCCGTTGCGACCGGTGGTCAACCAGTCGGGCTGATCGGCATCCTTGGCCATCTCGACAATGCGGTCCCGTTCGGCGGCGGGCACCCCGCATTCGGCGAGGTAGACGGCGACGAATGTGGACGCCGGTACTTGGCTTCCTGATTCGTACCGTCCGAGTTTGACGTGGTTGGTTTCGAGTTTTCGTGCCACTGCACGGAGACTCTGACCACTCGCCTCGCGTGCTTCTCGCAGTTCAGCCCCGAGCGCCCGAGCTTTAGGGGTTCCGCCTCTGGTAACTGCCATGTACCAGATCCTAAACCGGATCGGGTGGTACCTGACCATCACCTAATTGGAGGATTGTGGCGTTCGGACATGTTCCAAAAGAATGGAACACGTCCACAACGGAGCGCATCGACCACGACGGGTGGTTAGGAGCGTATCGGATGCCACAGAACTACGACTGGACAGGTTTCGGGGTGCGGGCGAGATGCCGCCACGAGGGCGGCGAAGGGTCGCTGCGGGTGTGGCGCTCGGAGTGGTCGCCGAACGTGATCCGCATCGACACCCCGACGGTCTACAACCGCACCGAGTGGACGGTTGATCAGGCGAAACAGCTGCGAGCGGTGCTCGACGCGGCGATCAGGGAGGCGGGAAAGTGAACCCGACGCCGCCGAACGTTGACATCGCCCTGCGTGTGACGCACCTGCGGGCGACGTTGCACGCGTTGTCGTTTGATCTGTCCACGCAGTCGACCACTGCCGAGCAGCTCACCGGTGCGGCCGACTACATGGAGCGACTCGCCGCTGATCTACGGGGACAGGCCGACCGAGCCCCTTCTCGAGGTCCGCGCCTCCTCGCGGAGGAGGGCTCCGATGCCTGAGGCGTGGCCCGCGCTCGTGCTGGCGGTGGTGCTGGCGGCCACAGCTGTGGTGCTGACCGTGTGGGGGCACTACTCGGAGCGAAGACCGAGACATGCCGGGGCAGGCCCAGGAGCGCTGACCGTGGCGCAGTTACGCGAGGAGATCGAGATGCCCGACGAGACGGGCGAGATGCCGGCGATCGGTCGGGGCCGGTGGTCGCACTGGCGCGGCGAGCTGCCGGATGTGGGGAGCCTCCCCGGTAGTCCCATCCTACCGGGGAGTGACCCCGAGTGTACCTCGCTGATCGTCACCGAGGAGCCGCACCTGGCGCTGATGCGCCGCGTCCTCGCCGGTCTGCACCGCTTGTAGTCCACGGCCCGGCACTGCCGACCCCGATGTCCGGTGTCGGGCCGTCGCCGCCCGGCCGGTAAACGCCCCCCGGCCGGTCGGGCGGCTCCCAACCATCGAGGAGAACCAGTGTTCACCGAATGCGGAACGACGAGCCCGGAACACGTCGACGCCGAGGGCAACCCGTGCGTGCTGCCCGCCGGACACGAGGGCGCCCACGAAGGTGACCAGCTCCGGGCGTGGGCTCGCTACAACGTCGGGTGGGAATAGGCGTCTCGCCCGGTCGGCGGATCGCGCCCGCGAGCGAGGCGGGCGAGGATCGGGGCCGGAGGTGATCACGATGGCGAAATGCCGGATGTGTAGCTCGCAGGCCGATCGGGACGGGGAGCTGTGCGACTCGTGCCGGAACCAGAGTGATCCGGGGAACTAACCGGGACGCTGTAGGAAACGCCGCCGGTGGGCCGTGAAGCCGTCGGCGGCGTTTGCGACCACCGCACGAGGCACCCATTGATGAACGCGATGCCCTCCCACGATCGGCGTAGGAACCAGTTGCGCCACGCCTCGGCCAGCTCCGGGTGCTGCTCGATGGTGTCGGGACGCCACACCCCGTGCGGATAGTGCCAGTCCGCGTGCCAGTCCATCTTGAGCGTCTCGCGGCGTTCGAGGGCGTGTTTCACGTCCTCGTTGGTGAGGTCGAGCTCGGAGTCCGGCGGGTCGGCCGGGAGCACGTCCCACTTGCCGTATTCGGCGGGTGTCGGAAACGGGCGCATGGTCCGGATCATACGACACCGGCCGGACACCGCGAGCCGACGAGATAACCTCTGTTCGTGCTACACTGGTGACGCAATTGCGGGATTGCGGAGCGGCGAACCCCCGGCTGAGGCCGGGGGTTTGTTCGTGCGTGATCGTCGTGCTACTGTCCGGGCAGTGCTCCCCACGGATGTGGGGGTGGCCCGTAGGTACGCATCCTGCGAGCATGGTCCCCGCTCACGCGGGGGTGGCCCGATTGAGTGTTTGACGACGCTCCAGGGTGATCGTTTCCCCGCCTCGGCGGGGGTGCCGGTTGGGTGTTTGACGAACGCCCGTGAGGTTCGTGTTCCCCACTCCGGTGGGGGTGGTCCGCACGCGGATCGTGGGCTCCGCGCAAGCGGAGAGGGTTTCAACGGAAAAGTTCAGCTCCCTACGGCTTCCCGTGGGGAGCTTTTTCGTGTCTGACCAGCCTAAACAGTGGTCTGATTAATTTCTACTCAGATGGGTTGCACTCTTGGTACTGTCGTGATTAACTATTAATCAACATCGACCATAAGGGAGTAACACCGATGAGCGAGCTGACCGTCACCCCCGAGTACGTCAACAACAGCACCCTCGACGAGCTGGTTACCTGGTACCCCGGCCAGTCCGGGCCGCAGCCAATCGAGCTGTGCCTCGACCTCGAAGACGGCACCTTCTGGTTCCGGGTCAATCCCGAAATCGGCCGTTCCATGCCCGCCCGGCACTGGCACGGGCTCGTACAGCGGTGGGAGGTTCCGGCACCCCTGACCCCCAACGGCGCGAACGCCTACCTCGACGAGCTCGTCGACGACGCACAGGCGATACTCAACGATTCGACGGTGTACTGGGACGGTTCAAACCGAGTCGGCAGCGTCGGGCCTGAGGGCCAGGAGGCCGACGAGCGGATCGAAGCCGAACTCGGAGACGAGCGAGACATTCCCGAGGATCGAGTGGTGCGGACCGTCGAGGCAAGCGACGCCTACATCGAATGCGCTTCCGAGGTGCTGCACAGTACCGGACTGACTGCGGCCACGTCTGATGAGCAGCTCGACAGGATGGCCGACGATTTGGAGGCCGAAGCCGCTTCCGAAGGCATGGTCATCCGGAGTGTAGTCGACTGGCTACGCGAGCAGCGTGCCGAGATGCGCCGCCAGGTTGAGGACGAACTCGGCGAGGTCGTCGATCGACTCAAGGCCGATACGATCCGCAGGGACGAACTGGTGAACACGATGTACGCGTGGTGTTCGCAGCGCGATTTGGCTGACCGGATCGAGGTATCGCAGGGGACGGTGTCGAACCTGCTCAACAGGCAAGGTGCCTGACACACGAAAATGCGCCCCCGGTCTCCACGTGGAGACCGGGGGCGCGGCGTGCCAGCTACCCGCAGGGTACCGCCTCGGGCGGCCTGCGGGGGTCGGGGATCACGGGGTCGATCACTGGTCGACGGCCTCCACTTCGACCCGCGGGGTGTGGCGGGTGAGCCAAGCGGCCCCGAACGTCGCCAGACCGGTGACGGCGGTGGAGATGATCGAGTCCAGCGTCCCGCCGAGCGCGTCCGGCAGGTATGGCTGAACTTCGGTCATCACGAACGCGGTCACCGTGGCCGCGAGACTTCCGGTCTTGACCTTGCTCTCAACGATGTTGCGCATGGCGTCCTCCTTGGACATGAAAAAGGGGCACCCGTGGTGGGTGCCCCCGGTGGTTGGGTTCGGGCTACTCAGGCTGGCGGGCGATGGCGGCGTTGGCCCACATGAGCGCCTCTTCGAGCTTGGTCATCACGACGGACTTCTCCCTGCCCTCCGGCAGGGTGTCGTTGAGCCGGTGGGCGAGCTCGCGGACCTCGGCGCGCACCTGCTCGTGCTGCTCGATCCGGTCGTCGGTGGGGGCGTGGTAGGTGAAGCGGGACTCGATGTCGTCGGACTGCATGATTCCTCCGTGAGGTGGTCAGGGGGTACTCATCCGGTGAGTACCCTTTGGTCGGGTCACGCCGCCCGGTCGTCGGCGTAGTAGCGCTGCCACACGCGATCGAACAGGAAGCGGTGCCGTTCGGTGTACACCGCGACCGGACGCAACGCGCCGTTGACGAAACGATCCGCGGTGCCCGGTTCCTCCCCGTAGGTCTCCCGGAACAGGGCTTTGAGTCGAGTGCCGAACATCGTCGACATCGACCGCAGCGCAGCCCCGGTTATCCCTCGCTCTTCGAGGTATTCGCCCACGGTCAGCGGGCGCTCGTTCGGGTCGACCTCCGGTTCCTCGCCGAGAGCGCGGGCGGCCACGTGGCGGCCCTTGGCGTCGAGCCACGACTGGTCGACCACGCCGGACAGGGCGCTGAGCACGCGGGCCTGCCCCTCGGCGCGGGAGACGATCGTGGCGAGTTGGTCCTCGGTGGCCCGCGGGTTGATCGCGCCGCCCTCGGTGAAGTACTGCTCCAGCACGTCGGCGACCTCGACCTGATACTGCTCAAGCTTCGGACGTACCTGGTCGGCGACCTTGGCCGGGTTGATCGTGGCGAGCCACATCAAGACCGTGCGCGTATCACCGAAGGCCGTTTCGCGAGACTGGCTATCCCCCGGAAGCTGGATAGTCATGTTGACGGTGCAGGCCCAATGAGCAGCGGAAAGCTTGCGGTGCTGCGTGTACCAGTCAAGTCCGAGGTTGTCGGCGATGCGCTTGAGCGCGACCATCGGCTTTCCGTCGCGCTCGGTCGCGATCAGGTCGTCGCCGTGGAAGGGGATGTGGACAAGCTGGCGAGACGGGGTAGACTCGGTCATTACCGACCAGGTCTCCTTTCAACGAATCGCTGGTTGGTCTGCCCCCGGATGCGGTTACATCGCGGGGGCCTATCTATGAGCACGGGCGGCCGGGGCAGGGTGAGAGCTCCCCGGCCGCCGCTCTTTTTGTAGACCATCACCGTGAGGCGAGGTGCGCCCAGTCTATCGCACCCGATCACGCTCGATCCAACCTAGACACAACATATTCACTGCGCACATACCTATAGGTAAGTACATCTAGTGGTGCGGGGTTGGTGAGTCGCTCCTAGCGCGGACTAGCCGCTACTAGCGTCGACTAGCGCGATTTGTAGAGAGTGCATAAACGGCCGTCGAGACGGGCCGGAGTCCGCGAGTACGTCGGAGTGAGAGAGATCACTCGGAATCCGGCGCGAGCCTGTTCGCGAGCTCGTCGAGGAGTGCCTCGGCGGAGACGCTCGCCGGTACGTGCTCGGCCAACACGTCCCGGAGGGTTGGCCGGAGCGTGCCGTTCGGCCCGAGCTCCTCGCGCACGACGTCGCGGATGGAGTCCCGATCGAGTCCGCGCCCGGCGTAGGTGTGCCGGTCGATGTAGCGCACGTAGTCCAACATCGTGAAGGACTTCTCGGGGTTCACCAGCGATTCCCAGCCGGGGTACTCGCCGGGGGTCTCGCTGCCGGTGAGCTCCTTGAGGATGCCGAACAGGGCCGCTCGTTCGTCGTCGCGCATGTCTGCCTCCTGGGTCGTGTTGCCGCCGAGGAGCTCGGCGAGGTCGTGTCTGTCGCTGCGGTACGCGTTGGCGTCCACCGGGGTCGAGCCGGCGATCGTGGCCGACGAGGTGAACTGGAGGACGGCCACGGCGTTTCCGCCGTAGTCCGACCAGAAGTGCCCGGGCACCCGCTGGTAGATCTCGCTGGCGTACCCGCCGTTGGTGTCCGGGTAGCGCGACTTCCACAGCGGGGGGAAGTCCGACAGGTCCGGGCGGCCGAGCTCGCGCCAGTACCACTCGGGCAGGTAGAGCAGCGGGGTGCGGTAGCCCCTCCGGTGTAGCGCCTTCATGACCTCCCGCGCCAGGGACACGCCCCCGCCGCCGGACTCCACATCCAGGATCACCGGGCAGTCGGCGGGCACCACCGACGCGATGTGGTCGGCCTGGGCGTGCGCGTCCACCCCCTCGCGCTGGTAGTGGTAGGCCGCCACCAGGAGGCCGGCGGCGCGGGCGTTCGTGAGGTTCTCGCGGAACCGCGGGTCGACGAAGCCGGATCCCTCCGTGGCCTTGATGAACACGAACTCGAACGCCTCCGACCGAGCCCGGCGCATGTCGAACGAGCCCTGGTAGTGCGACACGTCGATTCCGTAGATCATGATCCTCCGATCAATGTGCGTGCCAGCGCAGCCGCTGCGCCCGACGCCAGCGCCGAGAGCGCGATCGTGATCCCGATAGCGGTCCAGATGCGCCGCTCGATCGTGCGGAGACGGGACTCGTGGTCGTTGACGGTCTGCCCGACGCTCTCCTGTTTCGTTTCCAGCGACTCGACGGTTTTCTGCAACACCGTCGCGCCCTCGATTTCACGCAGACGCGTCTCGTGATCACCGAACCGGGATGTGAGGTTCTCCAACGAGGAGGCTATTTCGGTGAGTTTCAGGTGGACCGATTGCAATTCCGTGTACATCTGCGTGGCGCTGATCGTCACGCCGCCGTTGTCGTCGGGCATGTTCCCCCTAGGTTTGCCGGAGCCAGCAGCCGCGGACGTGACACCCTACGATTCCAGATCCCGATGTGACCTCGGCGGTGATTTTGATCGTACGCCACTCATAAATCCAGTCGGTCACGTCGAACGGTCCGACAGAATAGATCGATACCGCCGAACTGTCCGACCATGTTCCCACCGTGGTCCCATCGATCGTGAGTCGATACGTGATGCTGGGATCGCCGTTGCCCTGACCCCAGGTTCCGGTGACGTAGATCTGCGGATGCGAGATCGTGGCCTCGGCCTCCCACATCTCCTGCTCGCCGGATATTTCCGAGGAGTCCAGCGACCAATATCCGATCGGTTTCCCGGTGACATCGTTCGCGGTTGAGCTGATAAACAGCGGATACATCGGGACCGGTATCCACGGTCGGGCGAGACCGAGGCCAGTAGCCGCGTCGTCGGAGACGATGACGTTTCCCTGAGAGTCGGTGAGTGCGAAATAGTCACGCCCGAACTGCTCGCTCCCGGCTGTATACAGCAGCAGCGAGCCGCCCTCGCGGCGAATCTCGATAACCTGCCTGCCGTCGTCGTCGGGGCCGACATAGAGAATCTGGTCGCCGTTGTCGTCGATCATTCTCAGGTACGAGTCGTTTTTCAGCGTGAGCCCGCCCTGATTGATGGTCGCGGAATTCACTCCGACCTTTTTGCGGACTTCGGCGAGTTCGGATTCGAGTCGTTTCATCCGAGTCAGCAGATCGTCAGGGTGGTTGACCTGACCCATGATTGCCTCCTAGTAGATGTCCGGCCCCTCGACGAGCGGGGCCATCGTGAGAACCGTGGTCTCGCCGCCGCCGTCGTCCGGGGTGATGTCCATGTCCACGATCCGCATCCGGGTGTCCAGGCCACGGCTGTGGAACCGGTCGCGGATGATGACCCTCGCGTCGTCGCCGGGGTCGTAGGTGCCGGTCTGCGGTGGCAGATCCCCCCGCACCGTCAGCGTGGGCAGCACCACCGGCAGGCGCGCTGCCTGCTGGTCGGCCTCGGCGTGCTCGGTGAGCACGTCCGAGCTGGTGACCGAGCTGTATCCGGTCTCGGTCTCCAGCAGCGGCCAGCCCCCGGCGTAGCGGGAGGTGTCCTCGGCCACGGCGATCGGGGTGCCGGCCTCCAGCCCGTCGCCGACCGCGTAGGAGCGGGTGGACATGCCGGTGCCGTCCGACGGCCAGGTGTAGCTGGTGAGATTGCCGCCGTACTCGAACACCAGCGGACTCCCGCTCTGTCCGAGGTCGGGTTCGCCGATCAGGAGTCCCCGCGTGATGTCGCCGGAGGAGTCCGAGCCCACGTCGAACCGGATGTCGGGGCCGTCGATCACCGAGCTCAGCTGCGACAGCGCCTCGCCCGTGGTTTTCAGGTCGTAGCCGTGATAGGTGCGATCCCTCGTGATCGCCGACGAGGTGTCGCCGAGTTGGATCCCGATGTCACCGCCCGTGTGCGACTGGGCGAGCGAAACCAGCCGTCTCGCGATCTCGTTCTGGTCGAGCTGCTGATATTCGGTTTGCAACCCGGCTACCACATCGGTGTCCGGGTTGGCGGAGATGATCGGCAGAACTTTCCGGTGGTCGAAATAGGACCACCAATCGGCGGCCTGCAGATTCATCGACTGCGACTCGGAATCGTAGCGGCGGGTCCACAGAATACCGCCCCATTGGGGCTGGTCATCCCGCAGCACGTAGATCGCACGCCGGGCGGGCGTGGTGAGATCGTAGAAATCCAACCCGCGGGCGGCGAGCCTGTCATCCAATGGCAGTGTCGCCCGGAAATCGCCCGCTTTGTTCAGTCGCCGCGAGAATCTCACGGATTGCATGGGCAGTTCGGCGAGGATTTCCCCGCCGATGAGTTCGGCGATGATGTAGGACCACACCGCCATCAGGGACCCACAAAAGACAACGTGACCGTGCAGGACTCCGAAACGGGCTCGGTGGGAATGTCCGAGCCGGAATTCTGGAACAGGTGAATCGCGACGCTGTCCCCGGCGCCGAAACGCCGGGTGGCGGTCCAGCCGACCGAGCCGGGAGAGCTGCCGGGAAACACCGCGTCGTTGCCGTAGGTGTATCCTAAATTCTGCGCGTCTGCGATGGCTCCCCAGCGTTCCCCGCCGCCGCTATTTCCGGCATAGCGCACCGACGCGTCGATGCACCAGACACCTGGCACGTTGAAGGTAAAATCGGTGACTCCGAATTGCGTCACCTCCGGGCATTCGTTCATCGCGGTATCGAGCTCCATCCGCTCGGTACTGCTACCGGAGCTCACCGTCTGCGCGGTGGTCTGCTGATACCTCGCGAACCCGTGACCTGCGGCCACGAACTGCACCACGACCCAGGACGAGCCGTTCCACCGGTAGACCGCGCCCTCGTTGAGGGCCTGCACCATCTGGCCCGTGTACGGCGCGGAGATCGCCGACAGGTCGGACTCGCTGGAGACCACCAGCGGCCCGCCCAGGGCGCGCCACGCCGACCCGGTGTAGCCCTCCATCCACTCGCGGTCCCGACGCCACACCGCCATCCCGTCGTGCGGGGAGGCCACGGCGTCGCGCTCGGACGCGTCGGCCACCGGCAGCACCCCGCCGGCGGCCACCGTGGACTCCGGGGGACGCAGGTCGGTGATGTCGCTGGACTGGATCGACGTGGCCCCGGCGCGCACCACCACCCGTGCCAGCTCGTAGTAATCGGAGGAACCGTCCACGGTCGGATCCGAGGGAGAGGAGGCCGCGGTGCCGACCACGTGGCGGATGACGAACTGCGAATCACTGTCGCCGTAGGCGAAATCACTCTGTTGGGCCACGATCAGGTCGTACCTGTCGTTAGTGCTGTCGGCTGGAGTCGAGAGCACGTCGATGTCGATCTGGGTGTCGACGGTCTGGATGTACGGCCCGTTGCCGCGGCTGGATTGGGTGACCCGCTGGAGCGGCGAGACGTGGACGAACTCGTCCGGGGTGCTGCTCGCGGTGACCTGCCCCTGCTCGGACGGGTGAGGCAGCCACCCGCTGCGGGCGTTCGCCACGGTGGTGGTTGTGGTCGCCAGCGCGCCGACCCCGATGCGGGCATCCTCGGTGGTGACGACACCGCTGGGGTCCTCGTAGACGGCCCACGAGTTCCGCTCGGCCATGAGTGTCTCCTCTACAGGTCGGTGTGGTTCCAGCTGGCTGTCAGGAGCGCGTCGGGCTCGTACTGCCCGCCCCGGAACTGGATCTCGTGCGTGCTGCCCGGCGGGATCGAAAACCACTGGCGCGTGGACAGCTCCGCATTTCGGGAGACCGACGTGCCGGACACCCGCACCGTCCGTAGCTGCGTGTCGATCTCGATCGACTGGTCGTCCGGCACGGAGTAGTCCGCGGCGAACGCCAGCCGGTCGCCGGTGGTGGCGTTGACGATCTGCGGCTCGGCCACCGGGCCGCGGATCACGAACGTCGGCCAGGCGTGCGCACCGCCGTCGTTGCTGATGTACAGCGACCCGCCGGAAGCGGGCTGACCGAAGTCGAGCGTCTGCCCCAGCGGGAAAATGAGCCCTTCGCCGCTGGGTTGCGAGAGTCCGGTGAACCGCTGCTCGCTCGGCACCCGCAGTTTGCGCGGATCCGAGGCGGCCCACTGGATCGCACCCTCGGTCAGTCCATAGTGGTACGACACCGGGGTCGGGATCGACCGGCGGACACACCGCGCCATGACCTGCGACGTGATGCCGTCCCAGGTCACCACGAGCGGCTCCTCGGCGGGTTCCTCCGATGGGGCGGTGATGCGCTGGAGTTCGGCCACAGCGTAGCGGAACTCTTGCTCGTCACCCGCCAGGGAAAACGTCATGGTGACGATTCTTTGATCCGCCAGCACCCGGCCGGGACGGGCACCGTGCCGACCGTCCAGCGCGCTGTTGCCATTGCGCATGTCCGGCAGGTCGATCCATCCCTCCAGCTCGACCAGCCCGAACAGCGTGTCCACCCCGAGCAGCGTGTCGCGCCACGAGAGCTGCCCGTGCGTGGTGGGCAGGGTGGCCGCCAGTGCCTGCGTCATCAGCCACCCCCTCGCATCTGCCAATCCAGCTCGCGGGCGATCTCGCCCGGAGACTGCTCCGGCGTGGCGTACATGGCCTCGATGTGCACCGTCGCCCGCTCCCGAGCTCCGCGGGGTTGCTGCGACGAGTTGCGCATGTCCTCGGTGTGCCGGTTGGGGATCACCTGCGCGGGGGCGGAGGTGTAGAGCAGCTCCGGGCCGTTCTCACCCACGAGGGTGGGCCGCCGGGACGTGACCACACCGCCGTGAGCACGTGTCGCCGTGCCCCGACCGGGGTAGTACGCCCCGAGATCCGTCATGATCGGCTCGACCGTGAGCGTCGTCGAGTGGTAGTCCGGGATGCTGTTCACCGCATCGCGCACCGAGTTCGCCTGGCTGATCGCCTCCCACGACCCCGGCGTACGAATGCCGGTCAGCACCTCGGACGGAATGCCGAAAAACTTGTTCGTCAGCCGTTGCACCTCGTCGGCAGTGAACCCCGCGGAACGCATGGTCTGTCGGAACTGCGCACGCTGCTGGGACATCTTCTCCCGAGCGATCGCGGCGGCCTCCTCCTGCGTTTTGTTCTGCCGCCGCGCCGTGTCGTAGGCAGTCTGACCCAGCCGCTGATATGCCTTGCCCTGCTCTTCAAGGTTCTGCCAGAGATCCCACCCCTGGGCAGTCGTCCTGTCGATCGCGCCGGAGGCAGTCAGCAGCTCGTTGCGCCAATTCCCCGCGCCGACGCCCGCCGAATCCAGCGACGTGCGCAGCTGACGCAATTGCTCGTGATACTCACCGGTGGCTTCTTCCAGGCTGAGCTCGACGCCGAACAACTGCCGCCACGCTGTGGTCAGCGCGTCCGCACGGTCGGCGGTGGCAGCAGTGGAGTTCTTGAGGGTCTGCATCGCCTGATCGAGCCGCTCCGCGCCAGGAACCGCCCCGATCATCTGCTCACCCGTCGATTGCACCGCTTCGGCTTCCTGCTGAAAGTCCTTCGATGCGCCTTGGACGGTGTTACGCAGCGGATCGAGAGCGTCCTTGGCTCTCAAAGCGGCACGCGCCGAGGCGTTGTAGGACACCTCGCGCCGAAAGTTGTTCTGCGTGACAGACTTCCCAGCCTCGATCTGCCGGTCTAGAGCCTGGGTGACCTGCTCCAGCGCTGGACCACCATTGGTCAGCGCGGACACGTAATCCCGCTGCGACACAGTGGTGTCGTCGATCGAATCCTTGACGGCCTGGTACTGCTCGGACTGCACCAAGGCACGCTGCGCGGCCTCGTCGAACTCCCCGCCGGACTCCCGAAGCGCGCCCGCGAGATCGCGCTGGTCCTGCGCGGATTCCTGGCTACTCGCACCGAACGCCGCCAGCGCCGCCGTAGCCCCAGCGATCGCCAGCCCCCAGGGCCCGCCCAGGAGTCCCATCACGCCACGGGAAACGATGCTCAATCGTCCGAATCCGCGCCTGCCAGAGAGGTCGGTGACACGATCCTGAACGTTCGCGATCTGTGAGGCGACGCCCGAGAAAATCCCGCGCACGCCCCGGACCGTCCGCATGGCCGCCGCCAGGGACAGCCACGTTCCGACCATCGGACCCAGCACGCCCGACAGGGGTTCGACCACAGCGAGCACGCCGTCGAGCACGTCCAACGTCACACCGAGCGAGCTGGACAGCACCGGAAGCGCGTCGCCGGACAGGTCGCCCACCACGCTCGTCATCCGGGTGACGGTCTCCGCGACCTGGTCGCCGTGCTCAGCCCACAGCCCCGTCAGGTCGGTGAGGATCCCGCCGAGTTCCGGCAGCGTGCCGCGCACCAGTGAGCCGATGTGCTCGATACCCTGCCCGGCCTCGACGGAGCCCGTGGACACGACCTCGAAGAACTCGCCGATGCCCGTGCCCGCGTCGGAGGCTGCGGTGGCGAGACCGTCCATCACGGGCTGTGCCCGCTCGATGCTGGTGACCATGCCGGGCATCGCGTTCGTGGCGAAATCAACCACGCCGTCCGTCAGCGTCTCGACGTGCGGAGCGCTGGCCTCGAACGCGTCGCGGAGCTGGGGACGCAGCGACTGATACGCCGCACCGATCTGATCCGCGGCACCGACGAGTGCGTCGGCCATCGGCTCGGCATCGGCCGCGACGCCGTCCTGGATCGTGCTCGACAGCGAACGGAACGAGTCCTGGACCTCCTCGTTCGAGGACACGGCCGCCGCGCCCATCGCGGTGAACGCCACCGGGAGCGCGGCCACCGAACCCGCTACGGCTGTGGCCGCTGCTGCCGAACCCGCCTCGATACCGCCCAGCGCGATCTGGGCTCTACGGCCCATCTTGTCCATCGATTTGCCCACACGATCAAACGTGCGGGAGGCTTCATCGCGGCCCAGAACAGTGAAAACGAGATCCCGCGTAGGCATTCAGTGACCCCCGTTTTTCTGTTGGGCTTTGTGCTGGTCAACCAAGTGCGCGCAGGCCCAGAAATCGCGCAGGCTCAACCGCCCGGCGTCATTCGGGTGCATGTTCCACAGCTGGAGAAAGGCGAACTTGTAGCGGTTCAGCTCTTCTTCGAGCGAGACGCGCTTTTCGTCTCGCTCTCGGTAGGGTCCGGCTCCGTCTCCTCGGTGGTCTCGGCGTCCTCGGGGATGTATTCCTCCACTGTGAGGTCGGACCACCGAACGTTCATCACTGGCGAGTCGAACGCGATGTTCTCCCCGGCGACTCGCCTCGCGAGCCAAAACAGCCCGTAAATCGCCAGCGACGAGCCGCGACTAGCGAGCCGTCGCGTTTCCATCAGCGTGTATTCGCTGGTGTAGCGGCTCATGGCTTGCTCGAGTTCGATGGTGTCCATCATCGACGCGTCGTCGAGGCTCAATCGCCATGATGACTCGCCGACACGGAACACCAGTTCCGGTTTCGGCATTATCCCCTCGCAATGTCCCTGTTGATTTGGTTGACGACCTCGACGGCGCCGTTGCGCACCCGTGGCCCGTGCCGGTCCATCGCGGAGTCCCACCAGTCATCCGGCCGGACGCGCTGCTGCACCCACGCGCTGTCATTGCCGAACACCGGGTGACGCCAGCTGCCCTGGTCGATGTAGAACGGAAGTCTGTGCTGGTCCGGCGGGAGCCGCCGCCTGTCGACCTCAATTCGGACGCTCGCCGACGACGGTTTCGTGGTCACACGGGTGCGGATGGCGCGGGCGATGGACTCCCGCAGCCCACGACCCTCGGCGGCCTGCCGGCGGACCCGTTCGGAGCCGCTGCGGGAGCGGCCGACGGTGTACTCCCGGCGACGCTGGGCACCACCACCACGGCCGCCCGCCGAGCTGTTGATGCTGCGGATGTTGGACTGGGCGTCGTTGACCGCGGGCTGGGAGTTCTCCCGCATCCGCTTCGCCATCTGGCGCGTGACTTTGCCCTGACCAGCGGCCCGGAGCCGCCGGGAGACCTCCCGCAGATCCTGCGTGCCCCGGATCTCGTAGCGGGCAGGCATGTCACACCGTCTGATCCGTGGTGCGGTACAGCGCCGAAATTGAGGTGGTGCCGTTGTCGATCACCTTGATCGGCAGGGACTGCATGAGGACGCTGGTGTCGCTGACCTGCGGCGTTGTGCCATCGAACCTTACGTTCGCGGTCACCTCGACCGCGTAGTTGAACGTGCCCTCGATGGTCGTGCCCTCGTACAGCAGCACCATCTCAGCCTCGGTGCCCTGCACAAACCTGTTGTACGCGGTCAAGTCCGCGAAATACTTCTCGATGGTGCCCGTATAGGTGCGCGCCTGGCTGCCCTCGGTACCGACCTCGGTCGGCTCCCGGCGAGTACGCGCACCATGCACGTAGTCATCGGTCGCCAACCCGTTCGTGCCCTCCAGGCTGATCGAGCGCACGTCAACGGCGGAACCGGCGATCGTGATCGACCCGTCGACGAACGTCAGCAGGTCGATGTCGGCCGGATACGAGGCGGTTTCCAGCGACGTGGTGGTGTCCTCGTCCTGGCCCACCAGACTCACCGCGAGAGTCGCGAACTCACCGACCGCGCTGGACAGAGTCCAGCTACTGACCTTGCAGCCCGGATACGTGAACGGCTGGACTGTGCCGGACTCGTCTGGGCGGCCTACCTGGACGGTGAGGTTCTTGCCCTTCAGTGGTCCGGGCGTGAACGTGTGCTCGTAGACACTGGCCGCGTTCGTCGCGTCCGGCTGCGAGGTCGACACGCTGCCGAACATGTGCTTGAACCACGTGCCCATCGACACCGTGGCAAGCTCCATCGTCACGTCACCGGACGTGGATTTCTGCGACTGCCGCCACCGGTTGCTCCGGAGCACGCGCTGACCGGGCCGGAACGCGCTCGACTCGATGCGCTGGGAATCCAGCGACAGCGACTCGGAGCGGAACTCGAAACCGGAGTCCACGGTGGCCGGAGTGCTGTAGTCGGTCTGCTCGCCGACCATGAGCTGTGCGTCGAGACCACTCGGGATCGCCATCACTGATCACTCCCCTCGGAGGTCTCCGTCTTGCTCTTGGTCTTCTCGGGTTTGGCTTCGGCCCAGTTCCGGGGCTGCCGGAGCAGGTGCCGAGCGGCGTCGTCGGGCACCTCGATTGGCTTTCCGTGCTCGGCGGTGAGTCCGAGCGCGGGCACCTCCACCGCCCGGTACTGGCCGACATAGGTGATACGCATGGTGTCTCCAGACATGCGAAAACCCCCGCCAGTGCGGGGGTTCGGGGGACTGTGGGGTTCAGGGGGTCAGGCGCGCCCGGATCTGAAGCGAGAGGTCAAACCGACTGCCACGGCTGGTGGTGTCGCCGATCGGGCCGACGTGGTGCGACCAGCTGGTCAGCACCACCCACTGCACCCCGGGGATGATCCGCGGGGACTCGGCGAGCTGCTGCTGCACCTCCGACATGAGCGCGGACGCCCGCAGATCGGCGGCCTCGGCGTCACGGCCATCGGTGATGAGCACCTGGATCACCAGCGGCACCGTCACGGTCTCGTCGACCGTTTTCGTGCCCGCCCGCATGGTGGGGATCTCGGCCTCGGTCTCGGAGTCCTCGCCGAACCAAATCCTGTCGGGGGAGGCGTCGCGCTGCTGGTACTCGTAGGTCACCAGCACATCCGACAGGCCCGACCGGGCCGACAGCGCGTCGACCAGGGCGCGCTTGACCTCCGGCAACGTTGTTCCGGTGCTCATCAGCCCACCTTCGGCCGTGGTTGCTGGATCTCGCCTTGCAGCATCTCCCGCACCGCCCGCGGCACCGCGAACGTCGGGAAGCTCGCCTGCGGCACCTCGAACTCGCCGACCTCGCCCGCGCTGGATTGCTGCGAACGCCAGAGGTTTTGCAGCATCAACGATGCGGCGATCTTGTAGCGCTCAGCCACGCTGGCCGTGTCCGCGAACCTGCCGGCGGTGTAGTCCGCCACCACATTCAGCGCGCCCTCGGCGAACCGCTCCGGGGAGCCGTTGCGGCGGCGGTAGATCCGCTGCGACATCAGCGACGGGTCCGGGCCGTAGCGGCCGACGAGGTAGCCGTCGGTGGGTTTCGTGGTGTTGGTTTCCGCGGTGAGCACGCGCTCGGTGGTGCCGTCGTACTCGGTCACCGACGAGACCGTGCTGACCGGGTAAAACCGCAGGAACACCTCGCCCCACCCGCCGTGGTGCTGCTCCCCGGTGATGCTGCGCTGCACCACCGGGCCGACGAGTTCGTCCAGCCGCTGCGACACCGACGTCACCCGCGCCTGAAGCTCGGCGTCGAACTGGGTGGTGCCACCGACGTTGACGGCCTGCCGCGCCTCCTCCAGGGTGAGCACGTCCGTGGTGGCCATTACGACCTCAGCACGGGCTCACGGCGGCCACCGGTGAGCACCGCGGTCGCTCCGTAGGTGCCGCCGGAGGTGAGGCTGCCGCCCACGGTCACCGACACTCGTACGTACCGGGCCGGGCCGACGTAGCCGACCTCGTGCACCGTGTCGCTGCTGGTCGAGTCCAGCTCCGGGGCGCTGCCCTGGAGATGGGCAGTGTCGGCGGCCGACCAGCTCGACCCGTCGTCGGAATCCTCAACGGCGAACGTGTGCGTGCCATCGGTGATGGTGCCCGCATGGATGTGGAACGCCACCGAGCGGAACGCGTTGTCGAGTACGTGCCGGTCCACAGTGGCCCCGTTGACGGTGGTCGCGCTCGAACGGCTGGCGATCGTCAGCGCCTGCTGAGCGAGGCTGCTGTTGTAGACGGTCTCACGCATCGGTCTCGCCTCCCTTGGTCTTGCGGGGGCGAGACGTCGTGCGGCGTTCGCCCGGTGCGGCCGTGGCCTGCTCCACCCGCGGCGGGTTTCCCGCGGTGGCGGAGGCCGTCTCGAAATGCCGTTCGCGGCCCACATACAGCGGGTCGGTGTCCTCGATCAGTTGGCCGACGTTGACCACGTGCGGACGGCCTTTGACGGTAGCGGCGAACGACGAAACGCAGCGCATCAGCGCCATTGTGTGCCTCCCATCGGGGGACGGCGGGGGCGAGCGCACGGCCCGCCCCCGGTTCGGCTGATTACGAGACGTTGAGCATCCGCAGGCCACCGGCGTTGACCACGTCGGCGCCCACCCGGTAGTAGGCGTACCAACCGCGCTGGCCCTGCGGGCGGTTGTTCGAACCCATCAGGTGCGGGATGAACTCGACGGTCATGCCGATGCGGTCGGCGATGACGTAGTTGCTGAAATCGCCGTACACCAAAATGTCGTTGCCGGTGGCGACAGAGTTGGCCATCGCTTCGGCCTCGTACACCGGGCGGCCGAGCAGCTGCGCCGGGACGTCCGCGCCGATGCGTTCCCACATCTGCGCCCCGCCCTGGGTGTCGAACTGGCGCACCAGGTTGTAGATGCCCCTGTTGCCCAGCCACGACGCGGACGGGCGGTAGCGGGCGGGCAGCCCGTTGTCCATCGTGTACACGTCCTCAGCCGCGAACGTGGCCGCCGAGGCGGTGTTGATCTCGCTGGACCCGCCGTCGAGGGCGGTCACGATGCCGGTGGGCTGGCCCGCCCCGGAGCCGCTGATGAATGCCGCCGCTTCGAGCTCGTCCTTGCCCTGGGCGAGCAGTCGCGCCACTTCCTGGGTGACGTTCTGCTCGTCCTCCATCGCCTCGATGCTGATGGGAACGAACCCGTCGGCTTTGTGGAGCTGTACCTTGGGTTGCGCGAACGACGGTGCCCCGTCGGTGGCCTCGCTGGCTTCGGCGGCCCACCGCCACGACACCGACCCCGCACTCACGCCGTTCCACACGTCGCCGGTGGCCACGACCTGCCGAGCCACCTGCCGGATGTCGTTGCGGGAGCCGTCCGAGGTCAGAATGACCGTGGGGTCGAGCTGGAACGGCACCAGGTAGCCACCCTGGCTGTCCGTGAGGGACATCGCACGGTTAACGGCCTCCTGCTCGCGCTGTTCGAGCATGTGGCCCTTGCCCACGGCCAACTTGGCCCACGCCCGCAGGTACTCCGGCGAGCTGGTCGCCAGGCACAGCCGGGCGATGGTGCCCTGCTTGTCGTCGTGGCCCTCCATGATGGAGGTAGCCGCGGCACGCACCCGGTCGGAGGTCGCGGGCATCTTCTCGATCGCCGACAGGGCGCGGGAGCGCATCTCCTGCCCGATCTCGCCCGGATTCCGGTCGAACGTCCTGACCTCGGACAGGTCCCACGGGTTACGGAACCTCGCGTCCTCGATCGAGTCCGGTTCGAGGATCGCGTCCCGATCGTAGCTGTCACGAGAGCGCTCGTTGGTCTGCACACCGGAGGCGACCTTGCCGCCGCTCCTGCTCGGGTCGTCCACGATAGACCGAACCTCAGCCAGTGAGGCTTGCCTCTGAAGATTCCGGGCGTGCTCATCGAGCAGCCCGATCTCGTGGACGTAGCTGGCGAACAGCCGGTCGTCCTCATCGGTGCGGCTTTCCTTCGCGGCGATGCGCTCGCATTCGTCACGAAGATCCTTCATCCGGTTTTCCGCCTGGGAATAGGTCAGGCGAGTGGGGTCCTGGCGGTTCTCCTCGGAGGCTCCCGCCACAGATTCGGTACTCATTCGAGTCCCTTTCGTTCTGTCAGGCTGACGAGCGTGTTTATCCACCGCAGATTTGATTTGATTTCGCGGTCGCTCATCGACGACTGTTTTTTGTGCGGCGACGGGTGTCCCCCCGGGGACGGCGCGTCGATACTTTCCTTGCCCTCGTTCGAGCGCGACGGGTGCCCACTAGGCGGCGCGTCGCTGTCCTCGACGGGGGTGGTCTCGTCGCTGGCCTTGCCAGCGGTCTGGTCGGAAACCAGGACACGGGCGACCTCGCTGCGCACGTCCGGATCGGACAGCGCCAACAGCACCTCGCGGGAGCGCACTCCCACACTGGTGTCCGAATAAGCGGGCCACACCACGGGTCCGAGCTCGTGGACTTTGACCTCGGTTAACGTACGCGTGGGGGTCTCGGACGTCTTGTCCTGCCACTGCTCGCGCACCACGCTGAAGCGAAAGCTCATGCCGTTCACGGCGCCGTCGGCGATGGCGTCGCGGACCGGCTGCATCAGCCAGTTGTTCGACAGCCTGGCCTTGACGAACAGGCCGCGCTCGTCCTCCTTGAGGCTGCGGATCGCCCCGATCGGGATGGACCCGATGAGCGGGTGCATCCCGTGATCGAACTGGAGAACGGGCGTGTTCTCGCGGATGCTCTTGGAGAACGCGCCGCGCTTGATCTGCTCATTGAAACGGCCCTCGAACATCGAGTCGATCAGCGTCGGGCTGTTGAACATGGCCGCGTAGCCCTCGAGGGTCAACCCGTCGGTGTCCTCATCGGCACGGGTGACCTCGAAACTCGTAGTGCGCTGGAGATCCTCGACCGGGACATCCGGCGTCCCGTCGTCACGGTGTCTCACGACGACCCTCCCTCGGATGACCCGGCGTCCGGATCGGTGACTGACTGCGTATCGCCCGGCGGGTGCAACTGCACCGAGAACAGGCCGGAATGCTGCAAGAGCCCGATATCATCGGAATTGACGGCCTCGACCACGGATTCGGCGGTGTAGCCGGAATCGACCAACGTGCGGATGGTCTGGGCACGGTTCTGCTGGATCGCCGAGACGTCGGCCTCGTCCTCGCGGATGAACGGCACGTCGCGGGTGTCGTACCACAACCGCGCCGACCCGCCGAGATCCTCGGCCAGCACCGCCAGCGAGGACGCCGTGGTCTGCCACAACGGATGCATCGTCGCGTCGGCGAACCGGCGCCGGGCCGAGCTGTATACGTTGGCGTTGAGGCTGGAGCCCTGCATTCCCTCCGACAGCGGGATGATCTGCGGTGGCACCCCGGCCGCTGCGGCGATCCGTGTTTCCGCGTGCCCCTGGATGCTGGAGAAGTCGAGTTGCTGGAGATCCTTGCCGACGACTTCCATGTCCAGCCCCGGCGCGAGGAACAAGGTTTTTCCGGCGTTCTCGGCCCCGTCGTGCGCCCTGCGGAATTTAGCGACGTACTCCTCGAACGAATCGTCGTCGACCTCGTTCGACATTTTCACGACCATGTTCGGCGTCGCGCCGTTTTCGAATAACTTCGACTTGTGCCGCTCCATGAGGTTGTCCGCGCCGATCTCACTGAAGACGGTGCGCATCCACGACATGCCCTTGTACGGGGCGAACGGGTCCCGCGTCGGCGGGGTGACATGGGCGACCTCGCCCACTCGCAGCGGAATCCCACGCCGCCCGGAGCCGCGCCCGTTCGGCCAGTGCATGTAGCCAGCCGTCTCGTACCCCAACCCGTCCTCGCGGATCCGCAGCACGATGTCGACCTGATCGGCCGGGAGCTGCACCAGCTCGTCCCCGCGGCGCACCCAGTACGAGTTACCGGCGAGGTCGAGGTCCTGAATGATCAGCGACAGCAGATCCTGCGTGGACCCGCCGGGCCAGGGGCGCTCGAACACCCGTAGCGCCCTCGTGCCGAACATGCCCGACGGCCGCGTCTGCTCGAACCGCTGGAACGCGAACCGGATCGCACTGAACACGTGCGCCCGCATCGACATGCAGGCGTAGACGATGCCGTTGTTGGCATACATGCGCCGCGAAAATGCCATGATGTCGTGACCAGGCTGCTCCACCTGGTCGCCGGTCATGGTCTGCTGCACCTGCGGAAACAACGAGTAGCTGTGCCCGGCGTAGGACATCGCCTCGGCGTAGTCGCCCACCGTGGAAATGTCGCGCCGGAGCCGCCGGAGAAGATTCGCCATCAGCGGCCCCTCCCGTCAGCGTCCACGTCGACGAACAACAGCCCGTAAGCCACGCATTCGGCGCCGGCCACCAGCGCGGCAACCTCCCAGCCGAGCAGCCCGCACACTCCGGCGACCACGAGCATCGCTCCGAGGAGGACAAGGATCTGCGCCAGCAGCGATTTCGGCATGGTCAGTCCTCCCCTCTATACGAACGCGAACTTCGGCGCCCTCTTCGGTTTTTTGATCTGGTCAATGCGGGTCACGAACACCCGGCGGGCCACAATCACCCCGGTCAGCGGAGAAATGTCGACCTCAACGTTCTTGCGCCCCAGCACCTCGACATCGCCCACCGGACGAGCACGGGCACCGTGCACCGCCGTGTCCAGCTCGCCCTGCCCGATATGCCGAAACGTCCGCTGGGACGCGGCGTCGAGGAACTGCCCGTACGCGGCGGCCATGTCCTGCAACGAGAACACCACCAACTCGCTGCGCTTCGGCTTGTCCGGATCCTCGGCGCGAGTGATGCCCGCGGCCTCCAGGTCAGACACCAGCGAGATCGACGGCCCCTTCGCATCCACTCCGATGCCGACCGGGTTCCACCGGTCCCGCAGGTCCAACAGCCGGTCAATGACCCACTGTGTGCCCGGACGGCGGTCGATGACCTCGGCGTGACCGAGCCTGTCCTCGCGCATCGACCACGCTGTGATCGAGGTCCACTCTCTGTTGAGGCTGACCTCCACCGCGAACGCAATGTCGTCCCCGGCCTGCGATTCCCCGTCGAGCAGGTCCAGCCATGCGGCAGGGTCGATCACCCCGCCGTTGCTGTCGGCCTGGCGCGGCCAGATGCCGAGGATCTCGCGGGCGAACTCCTCGTGACCCATCGACCGACGGTTACGGGCGATCGTCTCCTCGGTGATGCGAATGCCTAGCGCCGGATTCGTCGCTGCCCACAGCTCGCGGTCGTCAAGGTCGATCTCGTCGAGTCGCTCCAGGTCGCCCTCGGCGCCCCAGTCCCGCCAGCCCAGCGAATCATCCCCGCCCGCGTCGGCCCGCGCCCGCAACGCGAACAACGGCGCGCCCGATTCTCCATCGAGCGGTGGCGACGAGGTGTAGATGATCTGAGGGTTCGGGCGAGCGTTCATCGTCGGCATCAAGGCCGCCTGCTGACTCGACGTGTAGGCGAACGCCTCATCGATGATGTTCACGTCGCCACTGAAGCCACGGCCGGAGCTCTTGCTCCGGGCGATGAACTTCAGCCGCTGGCCGGTGTCCAGCCGCTCGAAGCCCTCCTCGCCGTTGGTGTTGTTGACCTTGATGTCGTCATCATCGACCAGCCCGGCGTCGATCAGCCGCCCCACATGGGTACGCATCCGCAGAAACGCTTCCATCGCGGTCTTGTACTCGTGCGCCGACCACATGATCAGCCGCTCGCCCAGCAGGAACAGAGCCGCAAGCGCTCGGGCCTCCAAAATGCCGCCCTTGCCGTTCTGCCGAGCCACGATCTCGCCGTACTCGAAGCAGGACCACTTGCCATCCTCGCGAGCGGCCAGCATCAACGTGACTGCCTGCTGTTGCCAGAAATCCAACTCCAGCCCCGCACGGGAGGCGAGCTCGATCGCTTCCGCGCCGAAACTCTCCACATAGGGCGGGGCGACCTCAACCCGCGGATGAAGAGCGCCGTGAAGCGATTCGGGAGGTGAGGTCTGCAATGCCGTTCGCCCCTCTTTCGCTTCGCTTCTCGCCCTGCGACGCCTTGCTCTTGCCGCGACCGCCGGACGCCTGGCGGAGTTCAGCCACGATCTGCTTGAACGCCGTAGCCTGCTGCCGCGCCTCCGCGAGTGCCTTGTCCATCACCACCACGACCGAACCGGACTCCTCGTCCTGCTGGAACTCCAGCCACGCCTCGCCCTGCAACTGCCGGTCGAGCTGGTCGAGCCTGTCCGCGATCCGACACGCCTCCAGCAACAGCACCATCGCCATCGGAGGCAACGAACCGTCCTCCGTCATCTCCCGCCACAACCGCGCACCCGAGGCGCCCAACTGGGGCCGCTCCGGCTCCGTGTCACGCTCCGAAGTTGTGACATCCTCCGTGACATCCGGCGTCAGCGCAGCGCACCGGCCCGGTATGCATTTCGAGTGGTCACCCGAACGATGAGCCCGTGACCGACGCTGACGATCCGCAGCCGACTCGCTCATGCCCACCTCCGAGATTTCGTTCACGGGGAGATGCGTCGACGGCGGCGATGGGGTCGCCTTATCGCTGGTCAACGCGCCGAGGGTGCCCCCGCACCCCTGCCGGGGGCCTGCCCAGCACGAACGGAGCGTCGAGCACCAGCGACTCGGCAGGCGCATCACTGCTGGTCACAGCCTCACAGTGGGTGGTTCCTGCTGCGGACGCTGCTGACGCTGCCGCCACGGGGCGGGTCCGCTTAGATCGACGGCCTACCGTGACACGGGGCGCCGGGTCGGGGTGGTCGGTGGGTGGCTACCACTCTCGGCTACGCCTGCTGGCGCTGACCACGTGATCACTGGCGTGGCTGTCACCCTGCTCGCGGTACCACCGGTCCACCACCGGCAGCATCGCCGAAGGCCGGAGTCGTTTGCACCGCTCCCGCACGATGTGCTCGCCGGGATCGATGGTGACGATGCGCGCTCCCTGCCGCCGGTAGCGCCGGAGCGCCTCAGCTCCGGGCGTGGAGTGCAGCAGGTACACGTCCACGTCGGTACTGTGCTTGAGAGCTTCTCCGATGGCCGCTGTCCGCGCTGCCTTGGCCACGTTGACCAGGTGCCGCGGGTGCTCGTGATTGTCGAACTCGGCGACGGTGAGTGCGTTCGCCAGCGTGTCGAAGTCGATGACGATGTCGCCGGCCTTCGCCTGCTGGCGCACCCACGTGGACTTGCCGGACGCGGGCGGGCCGGTCACCACGGTCAGCATCCTCACCACATCCTCGACGTTCGAGGCCGTGGCTGCGTGGTCTTTTTCCACTGGTCCCTCGCGCCTTTCGTGCTGTTGCACGTCAGGTGCGCGCTGGCGTGGTTGTCCGGGTGGTTGTTGTCCGGGTTTCCGTCGAGGTGCTCCAGGCTCCACGAGAGCCGATCGGGGAACCGCAGCTCGGTGTCGATTTCGTTGCCGCACAGCACGCACACCGCACCGGGCTGACGCAGACGCTCGATCGCTTTACGGTATCGATACCCGGATCTTCCTGCGGAACGCCCCACGCCGCATCACCTCCGTGGCATGATGCCCGCGTCACTGATCGTGTGAGGAGTGCATCGTGTCTCGTAGATGGGCCGTAGGTCTCGCCCTGCTCGCCGCTGTGTCCGCCGGATGCTCGACAGGGTCGAGCGCGTCGGATGACCCGGAGGTGTCGTCCACATCGGCGCCTGCGACGTCGGAGACCGTCTCGATGTCGGCGACGGACCTCATCGACAAGTGGTCGTCTGAGCTTCAGGATGCAAGCGACATTCTCCAGCCGTGCCGACCGAAACCGTTCGACAATCCTTGCTTGGAGGGAATGGACCAGCTGGGAATGATGGCGCGCTCTCTCGAAGAGGATGCCCGCCAGGCGGGGTTCACATCGTTAGCCGACGCCGCCTCGGAGGTGGAGCGGAAAACGGATCGCTGGCTCTCGGAATGCATCTACACGAAGCGAAACACCCCGGAGCGCGTCGACTGCTGGGCCGATGCATCTGGGGTGATCTATGGTGGCGGCGCGGGAATGCTGAAGGGCGAATTGTACGCGACGACACGAACGAGCTGACCTACGCTATGTACTCATGTGGTCCAGTGGCTCGGCGGCTTCGGCGATGCGCTGTCGGGACACCTCGGCGTAGTGCTCGGTGATCTCGCAGCCGATGAACCGCCGCCCTTCGAGGAGGGCGGCCCGCCCGGTGGTTCCTGCTCCGGCGAACGGGTCGAGCACGGTGCCGCCGTCGGGACAGATACGCACGAGTGAGCGCATCACGTCGAGGGGTTTCTCGGTGATGTGGTGGCGCCCACCGGGATCGTTGTTGCGGGGCACTCGGGCGTGGTAGTAGCCGGGCAGGGTGTCGCCGACGAGGCCGCGGGGGCCGGCGGTGCCCCATACGACGAATTCGGCGCTCTGGGTGAACCGGCCACGCTGCGGGCGAGCGTCGGGTTTGATCCACGGGACGACGCCGCGCCATACCCAGCCGCCGGCCTGTATCGAGTCGGTGGCGGTGGGGAGTTGTCGCCAGTCGGTGAACATCACCAGTGCGCCGCCTACCGTGGTCACTCGGAGTGCCTCGGAGAGCCACAGCGTCATCCAGTAGGCCCAGCCGTGCCCGTCGCGGTTGTCTCCGGCGAAATCGAGCGCACTGGGTAGCTCGGTTTTCGATCCGGTGTATTTCACGCGGGTGTTGCCGGTGCGGTCGCCGCGCATCATGCCGCCGGACGAGTAGGGCGGGTCGGTGATCACGGCATCGACGCTGCCGGTGTCCATGCTGGCGAGGTGCGCGAGCGCGTCGCGCTGGTGTAACTCCCAGGTGGGCACATAACCCCCTGACATGCGAAAACCCCCGGCCTAGTGGCTCGGGGGTTCTCTATGGGCATACGTGTATTGCTGCTGTTGACCATTCTGCACAACGATCGGGCGGTTGTCCAATCATGATGCGCAGGTCGCGGCGCCTGCCGTTGTGCGATGTGTCATGTCGATGATGTCGCCGAGCCGATACCGGGGCCGCTGGCGGCTGTCACCGGGCAGGGGCGCGTGCTTGGCGAGCCGTCCCTCGTGTGCCCACTTGCGGAGACTGTTCACCGACACGTCACGCCCGAGCAGTGCGGGCAGGGCTCGGGCGGCTTCGGCCGCGGTCGCCAGGGTGTCGCGGGCGGCGTCGAGGAGCTGCTCGCGAAGCGTCGCCACCTCGTAGCGGCCTCCGCATTCCCGACACCCGGCGATGTCCCGGTCGGGGCGAGCGTAGATGCCGCATCGGCAGTGCGGGCAGGGGCCGCAGTAGAGCCGTTCGGGGGCGAGGTCGACCACGCGCCAGGCGCGGGCGATGGCGTCGCGCAGCTCGTCGACGAGTTCACCGGCGGCCGGGTGCCCGGCGAGCCACGTGGGGTGTCGGGCGATCCACCCGGCGATGTCGCCGAGCGTGTCCACAACGCCGGGCGAGTGCTGCCCGTCGTAGGTTTCCCACAGGTCGCGTGCCCACGTGCCGAGCACGTTGTGCAGGTCGCGGCGGGCATCGGAGGCGGCCACGTGGAACGGCACCGGGGTTTCGTTGCCGCGGGAGCCGACGCGGTCGGTGGTGACGGCCTGCCGGGTGATGGTGATGTCGAGCTCGGCGGCGAGGTCGGCCACTCCGTTGGTGCCGTCGCGGTCACCGCGCAGGGCGTAGAGCAGCCCGCCGAGGCAGTGGGAGCACAAGTTCCCGTCGTGGGCCGTGTTCGGACATTCGGGGGAGCGGCACGGCGCCGCGTAGTCGGGGCGGGTCATGCTGTCGCCTCCTGGCGGTAGTAGTCGCGTGGCGCTCGGAGGTGCCCGACGTGCCAGCGGGTCGAGTCCCATTCCAGCGAGCGGGGGCACCGGTAGGCGTTGAGGTGTTTGCCGGGGTGGTGTGCTTTCGCGGCCTGTCGTGCGGACCGCCGGGAGTTGTAGACCTTCTTGCCGCACGCGGGGCACTGCTCGAACGAGGACAGTGGGTGCGTGCTCACGTCCGCACCTCCTCGATCAGTTCGCCCGCGGTGCGGTTCCCGCGCTGCGCCTGCTCGTAGCAACTCCGGCTCTCTCCATCGCCGTGGCAGTACCACCGGGAGCCGATCGCGGCCGACAGCTGTTCCCGCCGGGTGCCGCACCATGTGCAGGTGCGGCGGAGTTCTCCCGGCTCGATCCCGAGCATGTCGAGCAGCTCCCGGCATTCCTCGGCGTCGCGGGAGCGCCCGGCCACCACGTAGGCGGCGGCCCGCAGGTCTCTCTGCGGGGTCTCGCCGAGCACGATGGGGGCGCGCTGGGGGGTTTCCTGGTCGGCCATCACGCCCACTCCCCGTAGCCCGCGGCGAGCAGGAGCGGGCACAGCGCGTCGAGCTGGAGCCACACGGGCGCGGTGCGGTTCCGGAAGCCGAGCATGTTGCGTCCGCCGTACAGATAACCGAGATCGGCCAGCGGCAACAGCGCCCACCACAGCCCGGCGGTGGCCTGCCCACGGCGGCGGATGACGAGGATCCCGAGGTCGGCGTTCGCCTCCTCAGCCTGCCGGGTGGTCTCGGTCATCCACTTCGGAACGTCCCACCGCTGCGTGTCTTTGACCTGCCACACCAGGCCGGGTGTGCCGGTGAGGTCGCCGGGGTCGGCCACGGTGCGCTCGTCGGTGCTGTAGCCGGTGCGGACTGCTCGCTCGGCGTGCGGGAACCCGTGGTCGCGGAGGTAGCCGGCTACGCGGCGTTCCGCGTCGGCCCCTCGGCGCCGGTTGCTCCGGCCGATGTCGGATCGGGTGCGGGTGGTGGTCATCGCTGCGTCTCCGTGGGAATCGGGGGCCGCCCGGTGTGGACGGCCCGGCGGGCGGCGGTCAGAAAGGCGGAGAATCGTCCTGCGCGGGGGCGGGCGCGGAACCCCACGCGTCGCCGGAGCCGCCACCTCCGGAGGTGGCCTTGGTGACGCGGGCGGTCGCGTAGCGCAGCGAGGGGCCGACCTCGTCGACCTCCATCTCGACCACGGTGCGCTTCTCGCCCTCCTTCGTCTCGAAGGAACGCTGGCGCAACCGTCCCTGCACCACCACGCGCATGCCGCGGGTGAGTGTCTCGGCAACGTTCTCCGCGGCCTGTCGCCAGATGTTGCAGCGCAGGAACAGGGTTTCGCCGTCCTTGTATTCGCCTGCCTGCTTGTCGTAGTAGCGCGGTGTCGAGGCGACGGTGAAGTTCGCGACCGCAGCGCCGTTGGGGGTGAAGCGAAGTTCCGGGTCGGATGTCGTGTTGCCGATCACGGTGGTTGTTGGCTCGCCTTGTGCCATGTCTGTTCCTCTCGGGTCGATGGGGGCGGCCGGGGGTGCCCCTCCCTCAGTCACCCCCGGCCGGTCTGGGTGGCTAGTCGGGCTGTCCGCGGGTGAGGGCGGCGTCGATGTCTGCGGGCGCCTGTCCGGCGCCGGGGCATCGGTAGGTCCGGCCCTCGCCGGGGTAGTGCGTGTCGACGCCGCCGGCGTGGTGCCGGACGCGTCCGGTGGTGGTGATGCTGATGGGCCGGCGGCAGTGGGGGCACTGCCCACGAGGGCGGCTCACTGCTCGCCCTCCTCGATGTGGTTGCACCACAGGCACTGTCGGTGTGCGTCCCACGCTTCGTCGGCGTCGTAGTCGAGGTAGTGGTGCTCGCAGGTCTCGTCGAGGTACTCGCGGAGCAGGTGCGCCAGGCGACGCTGGCTGTCGGTGGTGGCCGACACGGCGAGGTCAGTCTCGATCCGCCACAGCCACCGCCGATCGGTCGGCGTCTCGATGGGGCGTCCGTTGGGGTCGGTGGGGTCGGTGATGCTGCGGCCTGCCCAGTCGCGCCAGGTTGGCTCGGTCATTGCGGTGTGCCTCCGATGCGGTAGGCGCGGGAGAGTTCGCGCAGCCCGGCCACTCCGGCGAGAGTTCCGGCGCCCCATCCGAGCGCCTGGTGGGCGATCAGGGGCAGCCCGAGCGCGGCGCTGGCGAGGAGCACGGCGGATACGAGCACCGCCAGCACCAGCCCGGCCACGAGTAGGGCGCGGCCCATCACTGCCTCCCGCATTCGTGTTCCTCGTGGAGAGCTTCGCCAGCACGCTCCGCTCCGCGCCGCTGCTGATCGGTGAGCCGTGTGGCGTGCAGGTCACCGTCGTGCCACGACAGGAGCGCGTCGCCGCCGATCCGCCGGTCGAGCGGGTCGAACTGCTCGCCCTCGAAATCCGGAACACCGTCGGTGCTGCTGACGAAGTGCGCGAGGTACACGTCCTGCCCGCAGTCGCACCGGTGGTTGGGGCTGCCGATGTCCTGCGCCATCACTGCCCACCTCCCCGCAGCGCGGCGAGCACGGCGCGGGCGGTCTCCTGGTAGTGGTTACGCAGGCTCTCGTACAGCTCGTAGGCGGTTTCCTCGCCGTACTCCGCGGCGAGCGTTCGACCTGCCTCGTCGACCTGCTCCTGCCCCTGCTCGCTGTCGGGGTCGTGGAGGGTGACGGTCACGGCCGCGGGCTGCTCGTCCTCGACGCTCGTGGCGAAGCACCCCTCGACGTGGGCGGTAGCCCTGCAGGTCGCCGAGCCGTCGCAGGTGAGCCGCTGCGTTGCCTGGAGTTCGGCGAGGTCGCGGCGTAGCTCGGTGATGATCTGGGCGTAGTCGTCGGCGCGGCGCTGTAGCTGGGCTACCATCCGCTCCGCGGGGCTGTGGTCGGTCATCTGTGCCTCCAGGGGGGAGGGCGCCCCCTGTGCGGGGGCGCCGGAGGGATGGGTTACTGGTCGAACACTTGGCGGTGCCGGGCGGTCATCGCCGCGACCAGCGCGGGGCCGTCGCCGGTCTGTAGCGCCTCGCGGATCTCGGAGGGGCCGACCATCGAGGTGCCCGCCCCGTGGCACGGCCCGTCCAGTACCCGGCAGTGATCCATCGAGTCCAGGCCCTCGCGGGGGTCGCGGGAGTGGATGTCGACGCCGCCGTACTCGGCGGAGCCGAACAGCGTCGACACCTCCACGCAGCCGCGGTCGTCGCCGAGGATCAGCGCGGGGCGTATGGCGTCTGAGTTCCGCCACAGCGTCAGGTGATCGGGCACGGTGATGGTGGTGATGTCGAGGGCGTCGAGAGTGCTCACGGTGTCCTCCTCGGACGGTGGGCGGCCCCCGCGTGGGGCCGCCGGTGGCTGTTACTGGTCGTCGGCGAGCGCGTCGCGGATGATGAGTCGGATCTCGTCGGGCTCGATGAGCGCGCCCTCGTCGTCGGCCTCGTCGCACCGGGCGGCCATGCGCCGGAGCGCATCAAGCGGCGCTACCTGCTCGGGGCACCGCTCGCGTAGGTCGGAGCGGTTCTGGTCGATCTGGTCGGCGATGATTGCCTCGGTCTCGTCGCACATCTGCTGGATGTCGCGGCTCTGCCCGCTCATGCGGGCGCGTCGCTGTTCGGCGAGTCGGGCCTCGGCGCGGTGGGCACGTTCCACCCACCGGTCGCGGGCCGCGAGGGCGTCGTCGGCGATCTTTTCGACACGGGCGAGGTAGTCGCGCAGCTCGACCAGCTCGGGGTTGATCTCGACGGTTCCGCCGTCTGCGTCCTGAGTGCTCATTGCGTGCTCTCCTTGCGGCTCACGGTGATGGCGATGTCGGGTGGGCCGGCGATGTAGGCGTGGTGGCCGTCGCGCTGTACGCGCAGCACGTGCCAGCGGGGGAGGGTCGTGTCGAGCGAGAGGACCGAGTACTCGTGGGGCGTCCCGGTGGGGCTGTAGAGCACGAGCCGGTCGGTGCCGGTCACCTGGTCGAGGCGGATCCGCATCACTGCCCCCTGGCCAGGTCGCGCACCCGCTGGGCGCAGCGGCGCAGCACGCCGGGGTGGTCCTCGACGGGGGCGGGTTCCGGGTCGGGGCGCTGTTCGGCGCGACGAGCGCGGTCCTCGGCGCGCCCTGCACGCCGTTCGAGCTGGTTGCACCGCTCGATGGCCTCGACGGCGGCCGATTTCGTCTGGTCGTAGCGGTGGACGAGCTCGGCGTTGCGGGCGCGGAGGTCGGCGGCCTCGGACTCGGCGGCGAGGGCGCGGTCGATGAACTCTGAGGCCCGGCGGTGCGCCACGGTGCGCGCTTCCCGAGCGGTGTCGCGCTCCTCGATGAGCTGGAGCTCGCGGGCGCTGGCGTCCTGGAGTGCCTGCCGCAGGCTGGCGTTGGTGTCGCAGGTGTCGGTGAACCGCTGCTCGGCGGTGTCCCGCTCCTCGCGGAGCTGGGCCGCGTCCCGCTCGGCCTGCCAGGCGCGACGGGTGAGCGCGATGGTCACGACGATCCAGGTCTTCAGCAGGTCGCGGAGGGTGGCGACCTCTCCGCGCAGCCGATCGCGCTCGTCGCGGTAGCGGGGCGCGTCGGTGGTCACGGCAGTGTCAGTACTCATCGAAATTCGTCCTCTCTGGACTGTGGTGGTGTGAACTCCGCTGTCTCATCACTGTAGCTAGTGTCAGTCATGAGTGCAACTAGCTGCACATGTAAAAATCAGATTCCGGCGGTTTTCTCGTAGTCCGGGTCGGCGGGCACCCACGGAAGCGTCGTGCCGTGCACCAGCGATGTCGGCCATTGGCGCTCCTCGCGGGATCCGCGCCAGGCGACGACGTCGACCATGACGGGCCGCTCGCGGTTGCGGCGCTCCTCCTCGTCGGTGAATCCGCCGGGTGGTTTCTCCTGGCTGCGCCGGAGCCCGTAGCCGAATTCGGGCCAGCGCAGCCACAGGCTCGACCCGGACGGGCGCATCTTGCGGTTGCCGCCGCCGTCCTGGGCGTGCCCGGCGTGCGCCTCGGTGATCAGCGCGCAGTCGTGCCGCGCCCGGATCGAGTCGATCTGGCTCACGAGCTGGTGTGCGAGCTGCTCGTCCGAGGGGTCGCCAGCGTGGAGTTTGTACAGCGGCCCGAGTACGAGCACGTCCGGGGCGACCGCGGAAACCGAGTGCTCCAGCCACGTGATGTCCCGGCCGGACGTCAAGTCCAACCCCTCGGGTCTACAGTGGACGAAAAACTGCCCGCGCCAGTCGGCCGGGCCGAGCCCGTGGTCAGCCCGTGCCCGGTCCACGCACCGCACGATCCGCCGGTACCGGCGTCGGGTCTGGCGCTCGGAGTTCTCGGCGTCGACGATCAGCACCCGCAGCCCGTGCCCGCCATCGCCGAGCGGTTTCGCCGTGAACGGGTGCAAACCGGCGCACAGCGTCGCGGCGAACTGCGACACGAGCTCGGACTTGCCGGCGCCCTCGCCGCCGGTGAGCACCAGGCGCTCGGCACGCTCCAACAGACCCGGCACGAGCCAGTTGTACGAGTCGTCGGCCTCCAGCAGCTCGGCTAGTGACAGCGGGGCGGCCTGGGCACTGCCTGCCGTGGTCTGTGCGGCGTCGCACGCGGTGCGCAGTTCGGCCACGGCGGTGGATACGTCGATCCCGTCGCCACGTTCCCATCCCTCGGCGAGCCGGTGCTGCGTGCGGGTGACGACTTCGGAGAGATACCGCTGCCCGTACAGCTCGATGATGCGCTCGGCGTAGTCGCTGGCATGAAACGGGAAATACCCGCCCGTGTCGAGCTTGGCGACGAAATCCGGGTCGAGCTTGGTCATCAGACTCCGGGCCGCAATCTGGCCGACCACGGTTTGCTTGTCGATGCCCTGCCCGCGGGTGTGCATGTCGAGCATGAGCGCGGCGAGCTGCTCGTGTCGCGGCACTCCCCACGCTTCCCGTGGCACTGACCGGAGTGCGGGCGCGGTGGTGTCGGCGTCGATGAGCATCGACCCGAGTAGCGCCATTTCCATCGCCGGGTCGGCGATCCACGTCATTGTTCAGCGATCCTTTCTCCGCGGAGGGTGTTCGGTTTCCGTGAATCCGATTTCGGGGCGCCGCCGTATTTCAGCGTGTTTTTCATCCAATTTCGCCACGCGGCGTGCCAATCCTTGAATGTCGCCCCTTTGGCGCGGTGGTAGTCGAGGAACGTTTCGGTTTCCGCATCGAGGTCGCACCGGATTCCGGATCGGTCGGCCCACTGGCGCATGTCGGGGGTGACGAGCAGGTGATCGGGGGCTCGCGTGCGCGCACGCGTGCGCGCCCCCTCTGTAGGGATGGGATGGGATGGGATGGGGGGACCGTGACTCACGGTGTGACTCACACCGTGACACCCGTCCGTGTCCTGCGGTTTCTCGGATTTTTCGTGTGTTTTTGTCTCGTCGTTTTCGGGTGCGACACGCCCGTCATTGGACCCCCCATTGGACCCCTCATTGGTCGTGTCGTTGCCATCGGAGGCGTTGCGGGAGCGTTGCTTGCGCTTCGCGGCTCCGGCCCGCTCGCTGCGGACCTGCTCGGCGCTCCGTTGGTAGTCGAACCAGTCGTGGAACTGGTAGCCGGATTCGCCGTCGCTTTCGGCGTGTTCCCACAATCCAGCCTGAACCAATTTCTCGGCCTGTTTCGTGGTGCCGTAGCGCGTCACAATGTCGGCCGGAACGAATCCGTCCGTCAGATGCGCGGCGGCCCACGATCCGCACCGAACCCACAATCCGAGCGCGGCGGTCCCGGCCTTCCGCGCTTTTTTATTGTCGGCGAGCTGGTCGTCGACGGCGAACCACGGCATGAGTCGGCAACTCCAAATAGATCGAAGGGGCGGGGCCGCCACGCGGACGGCCCCGCGGTGGATAGGTCAGAGCGCGTCGGTGGCGATCCACCGGCGGTTACGGGAGCCGTGTCGGGTACGGCGGGGGCTCCGGTACTCGCCGACGGCCTGGATGCGTTCGGCTTGGGCTGCCTGGGAGAGCAGCCACGGGAGCAGGTTCGGCTGGGCGTCGGGCGGGTTTCCGGCCCGCTCGCGGATGGTGTCCGCAGTGAACTCGACGTGCTCCCTGATGAGCTCGGCGAGGTGCCGCTCGTAGAGCTCCCGTGCGGTGCGGTGTGCCGCTGTGGCCGCTGCGAGGGTGGCTTCGCCTCCGGCATTGCGGTCGGCCAGGGCGAGGGCGAGCTGACTCATTGGGTGGCCTCCTCGTCGACGAGTTCGCCCTCGATGGGCTGGTCGGTGTCGGGCTCGTCGGTGAGGTCGAGCGGTGCTTCGGTGGGTTGGTCGCTGCGTTCGGCGACGCCCTGCACGATCCGGCGGTCCTCGGTCGAGGTCGGCACCCACTTGGCGAGCCTGCGTGCGGCTGTTTTGAGCCACATGGCCTCTTCGTGGTTCTTCCACGGGGAGTGCTCGGAGTCGGCGCCCTGGGCGGAGTCGCGGGCGCGTGCGATGTCGTTGCGATTGAGCACGACCACTTTGGACGTGGCGCCGTTGCTCATGATCGCGTAGGCGTAGACGCCGCGGAGCTGTCCGCGTTCGCCGTTGATGGCGAACCAGTCGGCCTCATGTTCCGGGCGCTCCATTCGCCCCGGCGCCCACTGGAACGTGTCGTTCTCCCGTACGGTCTCGACGACCACACTCGACACGGCACCCGAGCGGTACATCAGTTCAATGAGCCCCTGGTAACCGGGAATGCCGAGCACCTCCGGCTTCCCCTTGTTCTTGCGGGGAGTGAGGTAGTACTGCTCGGTGCCCGGTTCGAGACCCAACCGGGCGGCTTCCATCAGGGCGACCATGAGGGTGCCGGGCGACTGGCGTGCGGCGTGGGCGAGGTTCTTGTCCCGGCGCACGATGCCCTGCGCGATGCGGACCCACGAGTCGGTGCGAACGTGGCTCGGCATCACCCGGGCGAGGTCGGCCCGGTTGGTGGCGATGATGGCCGACGGGTTTTCGTCGTCCTTCTTGGCAACGGCGGTGCCGATGGTCTGGCCGGTCATGGCTTGTTCTCCTGACTGATCGTGCGGGTAAGTGCGGGCGCGGGCGCCACGTGCGGGGTGCCGCCGTGGCTCGCTTTGCGGATCGCGATGGGCTGCCCCTCGGAGTAGGCGCGGCGGGCGGTTCCCATGTAGTCGGCGATTTCGGCGACGTAGCGCCGTTTTCGGTCTCGGACGATGCGCTCGTCGACGAGGTGGTCGCGGTAGTGCTCGGCGAGCTTGGCCGGGATCTCGACCGAGGCGTCCTCGATGTCCGGGTGCAGGTCGCGAATCACCTGGTAGGTCTCGCCGTGCTCGTCGATCGAAGGGCGCTCGTTCTCCTCGATCGTGCGCAGGAAGTCCTCGCCGTGGTCGCGCAGCAGGTTCGCCTCGTCGGTGGAGTACTCCACGATGTACTCGGCGTAGTCCTGCCCGCTGGTGAGTACGGCCAGGTGCGCCCGGTGGAGTCCGAGCACGTCGAGGTACCAGAGGATCTGGCACCGGTAGTGCACCGGGATCTCGTCGGTGCCCGGCTCGCCCCACCCGAACGAGTCGCGAGCCGTTTTGATCTCCAGTAGCTCGCGGTGTCCCTGGTCGGTGGTGATCAGCCGGTCAGGGTTGGCGATCTGCCAGCGGCGCTCGGCGTGGCACCACGTGCCCGACTGCTCCACCGTCCACTCCGGGTGCGCGTCGGCGAACATGGCCGCGACCGCGGGTTCGAGGTAGCGACCGGCCCGCATCGCGGCGTGGTCCGGCTGCGGATCGGCCAAGCCCTGTTTCCGGTGCCACAGCGAGAAACGGCTCTCGTAGGGACTCAGCCCCAGCACGGCGGCGATCTCCGACCCGCCGAGCCCGGAGGTACGCAGCGCTTGCCACTCATCCGAGCCGGGTTCGTAGGTTCCGAGGTAGTCGGCGGTCACGCGGCGGCCTCCTCTCGTCCCGCGAGCGCTCCGGCGGCGTAGGCGCTGACACCTTCGCTGCGAAGTCTCGTGTACTCCGGCGGGTTGGCGACCCAGCCGAGCAGCTCGCCCGGCGTCTGGTCGTCGGGCACCATCCCGGCCAGCAGCACCACCAGGGCGCGCAGCTCGTCCGGCGTGGTGTGGCGGGCGAGGATGCTGTGCACCTGCTCCGGCTCGTACTCGTGGATCGCCCCGACGAGCTGTGTCGCCTCTGGCAGCAGCGCGTCGAGTTCGGTCGATCCGGTCAGACTCATGGCCGCACCCCCAGCAGATCCGTCTCGACGGTCACCTCGGTGCCGTCCTGGCACTCCTCCAGCGCCCGGTCGATCACGAGACCGGCGCACAGCGGGCAGCTCGCGGCGCTGGTCCACCCGTACGGGGGGTAGGCATCCCACCAGTAGACGGCGACCCCGGCGGGGTGGCCGCACTCGGCGCACTCGTCGTAGTCCGCCGGGTAGGGACTGAGGCGCACGTCGCGGGTGGTGATGGCTTCGTGGAGGTCGGTGCGGTATGCTGAGGACATGTAGTCCTCCTGTGGTGGGAGGGTTACTCCGCTGAGCCCCCGGCTACGGCCGGGGGTTTTTACTTGGGTCATGCTGCGGTCCCTTTCGGACGTCGGAACGGAACGACGTTGCTGCATCCGCAGGGCGCGGCGCTGTCTCCGCCCTGCACCCACACGTCCGGCGCGTCGGGGTGGATGCGCCACCGGCCGCCGCGATGCCGCTGGTGGCCGTGTAGTTCGCCGGACTCCAGGGCGCGGGCAACGGTGATGTAGTGGCATCCGACGAGGGATGCGACGTCGCGGGCGGTCAGCCATTCGGTCATGCCGCCACCTCGCTCTCGATGTCGTGCTCCTCGAACAGCTCGAGGAGTGCACCGATCCCCCATGCCCGGACGATTCCGTCGAGGAACGCCCATCTCGCGGGCCATCCCTGGACGAGGACGCGGTTCACGGTGATGTAGTGCACGCCCATCGCGTCGGCGAGGTCGTCGTTCGACCACCCTTCGGCGTCGCGCCACGCCTTGATCCGATCGACACGCGCAGTGATCGAGTCATTCATGATGCCCGTCCTGAATCATGACTGAAGCTGGCTGCATGAGTGACACACTACTGCGTTCCTATCAGTTGTGCAACTGGCTTCAGTAGTGATGCTGGCCTGGTCGGGCGAACAATCGCCCACATAGAGGCGTCTAAACGAGTGGATCACGCCATGTGACCTGCGGTTCTAGCACTGCTGATAGTACGGTGTCAGGCATGACTGAAGCGCGCTACACGTATGACTATGCGACGACTTTTCAGCAGTACATCGACACGTGGTTGGACGAACGTGGGTACACGGTCAAGGAGTTCGCGCACGCGCATGGCCTGAGCGACTCCGGGGTGTACCGGTGGCGCCGAGGGGAGTACCCCTCGTGGGATAACGCCGCCAAGCTCGCCGACGCCCTGAATTTGCCCCTGAAGAGGCTTTACGTCTTGGTGGGACTACTGACTCCGGAGCAGGCGGACGAGAACGTGACCGCCCCTGATCCGTCCAAAATGTCTAATGAGGACCTACTGCGGGAGCTGGAGCGTCGGCTAGGCCAGTCCTCTGAGTAGACGTACTTCGCCCGGATGGAGCAACCCTACGCCTACTGGAGAGTTGTTTCCGAATTGTGCTTTTTTCTCCGTAACGCACGACGCAGGATTGACGACCCTGCGGGGGCAGGTCAGGCATAATGGTCGAACATTCGTTCGAACGGCGCGCTGTACGAGGGCAGCGCGAGGGAGGGTTGCATGATCGACGACGGTCCCAGAGACGACGACGTCGCCTGGATCGTGAGCACAGACGGAACGGTACGCATCGCCGTAGACAGCGCAGGACACGTGCTGGCGGGCAGGGCAGGCCTGGAACCTGTCGAACTCAGCGCCGACGCTGCCGATCTCGTGGCGGACGCCCTGCGCAACGCCGCATTGCGCGCACGCCAGCGGACGTAATCACCACCACCATAGGAGGTCACGCGATGGCCTGGACCGAAAAACTGAAAAGTGGCCGGTACCGCGGTGGGTACCGCGACGCTTCAGGCGCGAAGCGCTACCTCGGCCGGACCTATACCCAGCGGGCCGAGGCGAAGCGTCTCGCGGCCATCGAGGAGGACAAGATCCGCCGCCCCGGCGCGGTCGACCCGAAAGCCGGGCGGGCGACGTGGGGCCAGTGGCGCGAAGAGTGGTTCCCGGCTCGCCGGATCGAGTCGGGAACCGCCCGCGGCGACGAGTCGCGGATGCGGACTCACGTCGCGCCGTACTGGGACGAGGTGCCGCTCGCCGACATCACCCGCGAGCGAGTGCAGCAGTGGATCGACGAGCTTTCTCGTACGAGCAAGACGGCACCGACGAAGCGGGGGAGCGGAAAGGCAGTCGGCGGCGGGCAACGGCGCAAGGAGTCCGGAAAGGCGCTCTCGCCGACTACGGTGAAGAAGGTCTACCGGCTGTTCGCAAAGTCGCTCGCCGATGCGGTGGTGGCGGGAAAGATCGGCTCCTCGCCGTGCGTCGACATCGAACTTCCGAAGGCAGCTCCACCCGACGAGTTTTTCCTGACTCGCGAGCAGTTCGCACGGCTGCGAAGCGCCGCCGATGACGAGCTGCTGCGGATGATCCTCGATCTCGGTGTCGGCACCGGAATGCGGTGGGGCGAGATCGTCGGGTTGCATCGGTCTCGCGTGGACATCGGGCAGCGGCGCATCGTCGTTCAGGAGGTCTACGAGCTCGGCGCGGACCACATCAAGCCGTACCCAAAGGGGAAGTCTCGCCGCGGCATCCCGATCACTGACGAGCTCGCAGCGGCGCTGGACGAGTGGATGGCCGCTCACCCGGCCGTGCGGTGTCGGGCGCAGCACCGCGACAAGAAACGTTGCGACGGCGCCCTGCTGCTGCCGAGCAAAGCAGGAACCCCGATCGGCTACTCGAACTTCCGGAGGGACCGATGGAATCCGGCGGTTCAGGAGGCTGCGCTCGACGGCCTGACACCGCACGACCTTAGGCATACGTACGCCTCGTGGCTGCTCCAGCGGGGCGTGACGATCGAACAGGTCTCGGAACTGCTCGGGCACTCGACGATCACCATGACCCAGCGGTACGCGCACCTCGCCGATACACAGTGGGACGCCGTCCGTGGGGCACTGAGTGGGGCAGGATTCGAGGGTGCGAGGCACTCGCACCACGGTGGTGCCCCACATTTGCCCCACGTGGCCGACGATGCCGATCACGGCAAGGTTGTCGATTTGGCTTCCCGGCGCAGGTCAACGGGATAA